AAACCTACGTTAGATGCTCCTGTTGTGTTGCTATATAAAGTATAGTGACCTAATGCAGTAATACTGTCACCAGTAGTATTTGACAATCCTGCTAGAGCACCAACTGCTGTATTGCCAGATGCTGTGGTGTTTAACTTGAGTGCTTCTAAACCAATAGCTACATTGTAATTTCCTGTAGTCATTAGTCGTGCTGAAGCTGTACCTAATGCAACATTGCCTGTTCCAGTTGTTAGAGTAAATAAACTATCTTGACCAACAGCAGTATTATTACTTGCAGTAGTATTATTTGCTAAAGCATTTTGACCTACTGCAACATGGCTTGAACCTGTAGTATTTGTAGTTAATGCGTTATAACCAACTGCTGTATTGTTACTTGCAGTAGTATTTCCTCCTAAAGAATCACGACCTACTGCTAAGTTATTACCACCTGTAGTGTTTGCACCTAAAGCATTGTAACCTAGTGCCGTATTGTTAGATGCTGTGGTGTTAGAAATAAGTGCCTGTGAACCAACTGCCGTATTAGCTGAACCTGTAGTAAGGTATAAAGCAGCATATCCTAAACCTGTATTATCATTAGTTGTAGTGGATGCACTAACTGCCCAAGTACCTAATCCTGTATTTCTTGTGCCTGTAGTATTGGCAGTTAATGCTTGATGTCCAACTGCTACGTTGTTAGATGCTGTGGTGTTTTCTTTTAGTGCATCTTTACCTAAAGCAGTATTGTTATCAGCAGTCGTATTATCTTCTAAAGCAGAGTGACCAATCGCTACGTTATTATCTCCTGTAGTGTTTGAGCTTAAAGCTAATCTTCCGACTGCAATATTTTGAAACCCATCTGTATTTGCAGATAATGCACTACTACCTACAGCAACATTATTAGTTCCTGTAGTGTTTGCGTAAAGCGATTGATAACCCACTGCTGTGTTGTTAGATGCTGTGGTGTTGGCAGCCAAAGCATTATCTCCAACAGCCACGTTGTAATTACCTGTACTAGATGCAGTTAAAGAATAACGACCCAAAGCAGTGTTTTGAATGCCCGTAGTATTTGCGTCTAGAGATTTAAAACCAAAGGCACTGTTATAGTTACCTGTAGTGTTTGCATAAAGAGCCTGATACCCAACAGCAGTGTTCTCACTTGCTGTGGTGTTGTTTAAAAGTGCTTCAGAACCTACAGAAGTATTAAAAGAACCAGTATTATATCTTAATGCTTGTTTACCTATTCCAGTATTATGAGTTCCAGTTGTATTTGCCCTTAAAGCATAATATCCAAAAGCTGTACTATTAGCTCCAGTAGTATTGTCAGCAAGTGCTTCAGTACCTACAGCAGTTAAAGTAGAGCCAGTTGTGTTATCTTGTAATGCTAGATATCCAACAGCTACATTTCCAGATGCTGTGGTGTTTGAATTTAATGCTGATTTACCAATAGCTACATTGCTTGCACCTGTAGTATTAGCATTTAAAGAAGCATGACCAAAAGCAGAATTGTCACTACCACTAGTTGTTGCTCCCATAGAAGATGCACCAACAGTTGTATTGTTTTGACCACTGCTAATAACATCTCCTGCAAAAGCACCTACAGCAGTATTGTTATCTGCATTGCTTGAGGTCAAGGCAAGATAACCAATTGCCGTGTTACTTGCCGCAGTGGTCAAGCTGTCAAGAGCCGTGTCACCCAACGCCACGTTATTTGAACCAACTGGATAATTACCATCTAGCTTGATTGTGCCACCATCTACTGAGAGGTTACCTGCTACAGTTAATCCATCTGTGACTGCTGTACCTGTTACGTCAATGCCTGCTGAGGTGGTGGCTAGTTTGGGACTAGCATCGTGATAAAGTGTTACTGCACCATCAGCAGTACTAGTAGCCATTGCTTCGCTACCTGCTGAGTTAGTAATCCTAACATCATCCCCCATAATCCTAAAAATATTAGAACCAGTTAAATCTGATGTAGAACCATTGCCTGTAATTGATAAATTATTCCCTATGGTAACATTCTGACTAGCATCTATCGTTACAGCATCTGTTCCTGCTGTTACAAACTTTAATATGTCTGTGCCACCTCTATAGATACCAGTGTTGGTGTCGCTAGTGAATGTAAGAGATGGTGCAGAGTTAGAACCATTTGCAAAACTAGAAACTCCTGTAACACCAAGAGTACCTGCTATTTGTATGTTTGTGTCAAGTTTAGCACTTGTGACTGCACCATTGGCTAGACCTGCTGTTGCTATCTGTGGTCCTTCACCTGTAGTGCCATCATGTGAGTGTCCAGTTGAACCGTTAAACGCAGCTTGTACCGCATCAAACTCTCCATCAAGGTCTGACGCATTGATCACGTTACCGTCAGCTATATTATTAGGCGTATCATTCCTTGTGTAGCCTGTTCCCATTTCTTATCTCCTAGCGTTAGTGGAATACTGCAGAGTTGCAGCATCAATAGTAAATACAGCGTCTATGGTATCCCCTATAGTTTCATATAAAATAGACACTGTAAAACCTGAACCTATTGTTTGCAATTCGTAAATTGCCTTTTGTTTACCCCCATAAGAGGATGTTCCATAAATCCCTGCACCATACGAAATTGATGAAGCTGCAAGGTTTGAAAAAAGTAATGAACTCGGTTGAATAACATTCTGTTGATCAAAATCAAATTTAAGAGAGTATCTAATATCTACCTCTCCGTTTACATCTAAATATGTTATACCCTTATATACTGTTTTACGGATAGTAGGATCACCTAAAGGTATGTAAGGGGTAGCAAATGTAGCCTGTATCTTCTCTCCATCAAAGCTATTACCATCTTCCATTCTATATATGTAGCCGTCACTTGCACCAAAATAGATAAGTTCAGTACGATCTACATATTCACTGTGTACAACGTAAGCATTTATGCCACGTAAATCATTGAACGATATACCCTCTTGTAGTTGCGTGGCTGCAAGTCCTTTAGCCGAAGCATTGGTGTAACCAGTGTTGTAACCAAATAATCTGTATTGACTTTTCTCACGAATAACTGTGCTAGAAAAACCATTTGGACTACTCGTAATCAAATCTAGTATTTCATCTTGTACTGGCTTCGATACGGTAGCAAGACTAAAATCACCAAATCTATCGGTAGCAGAAAAAAGTCTTAAACCATCAGGTCCTAGAAATATTATGTCTCCACCAATCTCTTGTATAGTATCTTCAGCAATACAACCTAAATCACGAGAAACTGGTTTTAGTTGAAAATCACCTACACTACTTCCTGCAACTACGTTGATACTGTTTTCACTAAATACAATGAGTTGATCACGAAAAACAATTAACCCTGTAATCGCATCCGCTACGTTTATTATACCACCACCACTCGCACTTGTAAAGTCCGTATCTGCATAAGGAGCAGAAAAAACAAGGTTTTTGCCATTTCCGAGAAAAATGTGGTTCTTAAAGTTAACTGCAAACTTAGAACCTGATGTGTCAGAGGGCAATGAAGTTAGTTGTTCAAACGTAGTTCCATCAAATCTAAATGGTTTGCCTGTTCCATCGACAAGCATAAGTTTCTCTGTACCATCAAAGTCGTACTTCAGAAATCGTACTTTACCTGTACCACCAACTGTAACACCCCCACTACTGTAGGTTGCGTTGTCACTTACTTGTGTCCATCCTGAACCACTAGACTTGAATAGGTCATCTCCTCGTACGGCATACACTTCGTTACTATAATGGTGTATACCTCTTATAACACCTGTATTCGTTACAGCGTTTGTATCGAACTTAGAAAATCCTTCTACTCTTCTGTAACCACCAAAGATAGATGGTTCAAAGTTACGTAATATTCTCGCCGATCCGGGTGCTTGAAATCCCTGCTGATACGGAGAAAGGTTGGTTATCAAACCACCTTTAAACTCAAATGAATGTGTTTGCCACCTATCAGGCATTAAACAGCCCTTGCGTATACATTTTCATTAACAAGCAAAGTTCTCATTTGCTTCAATCCATCTTCAAACTTACGAGCAGAGATGGTAGCCGACTCAAGATTATCTCTAAACATGTACGAGTGATACATTGCACCATCAACAATAACATGTTTAAAACGGAAAGGTATAGTTGGTACGTCATCATATGTTTCTAAATCTGCAGGAAACATAAAAAATTCATATTCAATTGTGTAAGCTTTGTTTGGCATTGGTGCTACAATGATATCACCGTCTTGGGAACGAATAATGTACTCAGGCACTGTTCCTTTTGTAGCGTCAGTTTCACCTTCTTGGTCTATGTATTTATCTATGTACTCATCATAACTCATCTGTTTGAGTCTTCGTGCTTCATTAAGATCTAGTGAAGCATTACGTAAGATACGAACAGTATCGAAGTCTGTGTACTTTGCATTTTCTGGTAAAGGATATCTTAGCTCGCCTGCAGTAAGAGTTATGTCATCTGTGTTGTGATTGAAGGGCCAGCTAAAATGTTTTTGGTTGATGTCACGAATTGCAGAATTAATCGCATCCTTTACTTGGGCATAAAAGCCAGTTGCTGTTGCAAAGTTACTTGATGTTAATTCTGTCTCATTAAGTCGTCTGCAGATTTCATTTGTTAGAGAAAGATAGTTATAAGCCATTAGTTTTTCTCCACGACTCTTATGCGAACTTCTTGTTCACGAATAGTTGCGTCACTGGCAGTCATACGACACACTATTTTGTACGTTGTAAAAGCAGTGCCACTTCCTAAGTATATTGTGGCAACGGTATCTGTGTTGGTACGACTAACAAGTTGCAAGCCATTAACAATTTGGCTATCTGACCAAGTCTGTAGTACCCCATCTGCATCGTAGATTTTCCATACTAATGATGAGATGGTATCTGTATCTAAAGCAGGACCCCAATCAATAGAGTAGTCCAATTGCTCATCAGGATCTTTATCGGGCCATTTAAGCGACATTAGGCTGCCTTTCTTCTTTGAGAAGTTGTTTGTGACGGTAGAACAGTAACAATTCTGTGTGGACTCATTTGCTCTGTCACAATATTTACAACTCTTTGCGAACTTGTTTGTTTAGGTAGAACAGTAACAACGTGTCTTCTGTCAAAAGCTGACGGAGTAAATACAGTAATTACACCTGTTGTTGTTAGTGTGCCTACTGAGAATGTTCCGATTACTCCTGTGATAGTAAATGCGTTACTTAAGGAAAGAGTACCAATACTTCCTGTAGCACTAACGCTATTTAAAACTTCAGTTGGTTTATCTTCTACTGTGTTTACAGAACCTGTAGCACTTACTCCTACTATTGGAGTACTAATATTTTCTTTTACTGTATTGATCGTACCTGTTGCAGATACACTAGCTAATTTTTCTACAAGGTTAACAGTTACATTGTTAACAGAACCTGTAGCACTTACACTATCTAGTGCTTCAGTTGGTTTCTCTTCTACTGTGTTTACAGCACCTGTAGCACTAACTCCTGTTATTGGAGTATTGATATTCTCTTTTACAGTATTAATTGTACCTGTAGCTGAAACACCTACAACAGTTACTTTAATAAATACATTTAAAGTTCCTACTGAGCCTGTAGCACTAACACCTGCAGATATAACTTCACTAATATCAATCTCGAAGCCACCTGCAACTACAGGAGCAATAGTACCTGTAGCAGAAACACCACTAATACTAGCGGTAAGGTTGACTACGCCATATTCAGATGTTCCGTATAGACCTGAACCGTATCGTGCTGACTGTGCTATGATCGCCACAGCCTACTCCTTAAGCAATACGTATTACAGCGTTTGATGCGTCAGCGGCAGGAAATTCAATTGTTAAATCACCTGCAGTAGCAGAAACAGTACCACCAAAATCAATAACAGCAATCGCAGAGTTACTATTTGCTGTATTATAAATGATACAACCATCTGCAGAAACAGTTACGTCAGTGAAGACTTCGTCGGTAAAATCAACAATAGCAGTAGAACCATCAAGTGAAATAGTTGCACCGTCAAGTGGTTGACCACCAGTGGTATAGTTTGTACCGCTTGCTTCATCAGAATTACCTGTTACGTCAGAATAATTGGTTGTACTAGCATTGTATGTACCTGTAGGCGATGCTTTAATAAGAGCAATTTTAAGTGTGTCTGTATCTAAATCGTGAAGACCACCTAGTAGTTCTGTCTTAAAGCTATTACACATTGCGGTTGTGATAGCCATTTATTTCTCCTTTGGGCTAAATTATAGAGAAGTCTGAAAAAACTCCTCTAGGGATACTGTTATATTCACAGCACTGTTTGCACTTGCAAGACCTCGTATCTTGTCACTACCAACTAGATACAAAGGATAATCTGTAATTTGTAATAGTGAGTTTGCAGGTAGTTCAACAAGTTCTGCTAAAGTATAGAACGTTGTTGATGCTGCATCATACCAGTCTAAGCTAAATGTGACCAACGAACTAGAAGCATTGTTAATATATATGCTGTTTACTTCAGTCGTAAATCGTGCAGGCACTGTGTAAATGTCTTGGTTGGCTGTTGTCAATTCTAAAGCAACGGTTCTTTTTTTACGTTCAGCCATGCTTAGTTCTCTATGTAAATAATATCAAAAGTTGTTGACACTCTCAAGTCAGCGTTTGAACTATCTGCTATTGCACGAAACTCAATATCTGTTTTTTCAGGTATAGGTTGTGGGCAAGTAATGTCTTGATGATATGAGCCTTCAAATAAATCAAACTTTTGTTGGGTACGGAATACCCCATTCAATTCTCTTGTTATCATTCTTATGGTAGCAACTTTATTGTTCTGTACTGTAAATGCTGTTGTATCTATCTGAAACAAGTAAGCTGTGTACCCTGCAGGTACAGTCCAGAGTGCCATCAAAGTCTGTTGGTCAGAAGATGATACATAAGCATAAGTTGTGCCACCATTTGCAATTGTGATATTACCTGCAGATGCTGTGCCACTTGCTACAAATGCACGATAGACACGTAAGAAGCTACCTGTTGTTGTTGCAGTTCCTGATGCGTCTAGAGTTACTGTTTCAGATAACTCGTTATAACTTGCGTCCACCCCTTGAATGGTTACTTCTACATCTTCGTCTGTAGCACCCGAACTACTGGTAGCTGTCATGGTAACAGCACTAGCAGGATAGGCATACAGTCCACCTACATCCCAGATGGTTTCTTCTGAATCATCAATGTCACCGTTATATCCGAATTTGAATACACGTTTATGTCCTGCAATAAGTCCACGAGATACTTGTAAAAAGTAAGGATATGATCCTACACCACCACTAAAAGTAATTACATTTGGATATGACGTGATGGACATCTA